CAACCTCAAGATTCGTAATGCCTTCCATCCAGATCTCTAAAGATTTGGTTGGCTTCCCGGCAGCTTCTCGCTTGTAGGCTGAATGAGCGACAAATAAAATATCCCACATACCAGAGAACTCCTGGATAGATTTCTTTGTTGCCATTTCCCACTTTGCAAAGTCCGGTGGATAGGCCACATAAGTAGCACTATCCCCAGACACGAACTCGACTGTTATTGACTTTTTCATTTTGCTCCCTGTTTAGTTTGTTACGAGAAGTTCTCGGTTGGTGTGCCGATTACTGTTAGTGCCCAAGTATCTGTTAATGCTCCTGGAGCTGCGCCACCCGCTGTTGGGAAGATTGGCAATACTGTGAAAGTAAATACCGCTCCAGTTACAGCTGTGAAAGATACCGCGACAGGTGTGTTTGGATTTGCTTCCGCGTTACTCCACATGTTTTCAAATAGTGAACCTTGAGTTGCGGTAGATGCCCAGTCTTGCAAAAGTTCAATTGTCAAAGTCCATTGAGTATCAATTTGCTTGTAAGCCTTGCCATCTAGTGTTTGGTATGTATCGATGGTTGTAGCACATTCAAGTGTTGCTGATGTTGTTTGTGCATCATAAGCCTTTGTATCGAGCGTGAATGACACGTCGCGGCCGGTGATAATTCGTGTTGACATTTTTCTCCTTAGTTGGTTTGCGTGTAGTAGGTGGCCACGCTTATATCTGCGACAAGCAAATTGCTAGCGCCTACTTGTGTAACTGTTGGTCGTTGAACTGCTCCTACTTCGTATCCGGCTGGGATTGCAGAAACAACACTTATTATTAGTTGCTCGATATTGTCAAGCGATGCTGGGTTACTGTTGTAAGCAACGCAGACGGTTATTGTGTAATTAAGTTTGCATCGGAAAGATGATTTTCCAATTGTGTCAAATTCGATATACGGTGCATCCGGAACAACCACAACAGCTGGAGGAATCACGGACTCCGGTACGAAGGCGTAAACATTGCCAGCAACGCCAGCCAGTGCAGTTGCCAACGGTTGCCTAACTGATGAAAGGATCGTTGATGCGGTCATTGAACAATTGACTCCACATCGATATAAGGCCCTAACAGACCTACGCACCTATTGAATAATGAGCGCCCCATCCGGTAAGGCGTTGGAGCGAAATCCACGCCTTCAATTTGGCCACCTGGAGCGACTCTGGATTGAAAGACTTCTACTGAAACAACTAGAACGGCTGACTCCACGGCTGATACTCCAACGTAAGTCGAAGCGCCTGAAAGAGTTGCCAAGCCAGAAGGAATTACATTTCTTTTAACAATATCTGCGTTGGTTAAAGCTACTGAGAATTCGTAATCGTCTGGAACGGCAGTAATTGTAAAAGTGCCATTGAATGGTGATCCGCAACCAGTGATTACAACTGATTGGGTTAAAGAGAACTCATGAGCGCCTAGGGTGTGGAATGTGGCCACATTATCTTCTAGTTCGACTGCATCGATTGGTTGGGCATATCTCGTGAGCATAGGAAGAATTACCTGCTCTGCGGTGTCAATTATGTCTGCCAAATAAGCATCATTGTAGAGAGCAGAAGATACGCCAAGAATCGAACGCAATTCAGCGACTTGAACTATTGTAGGCATATCTTCCTCTCTATAACGACTGGGGGAGCCGGGAGCAACTCCCCCATGATTAGTTTGTTATTACGCGATGTCTAGCTTACGGAATGCTGTTGGGTAGCGGTTAACTACTGCAACGTATCCGTATAGACCGATGTCAAGCTGACCATTTGCAACTACCGCAGTGCGAAGTTGGATTTGTGCTGACTCGTGGAAACGCATTGCAGCTGATGGATAAACCATAGCAACCTTTGCATTGCCTGTGTTACCTGTGTAGTTAGGATCAACAACAAGTTGGAGTCCTGCGACTGTGCCTTGTGTTGAACCTTGAGAAATTAAACCAGCCGCATTCTGAACGGCAGCGGCAGCGAATAGTGGTCGGCCGCTTCCATCAACAGCACCAAGTAGGTTTGCATAATCGATGTTTACATAACCGCCTGATGGTGCAACCAACAAACGATTTGGTGTGAAGCGCATTACTCCATAAGAGTCTGCAATTCCATCAGCGATTGACTTGTAAATGGTTGCGCCAGTTGAACTGTCAGCACCATCAGCAGCAATTTTAGCTGCATAAGCATCTGTCTTTTGTGCGTATGACGCAGCAAGTTCTTGGATGTAAAGATCTAAGAATGATGGATCTGAGCGATCAACTAGCTCGACATCGAGACGGCCAGCGCCCGCGAACTTGACCACATTATCTTCCTGGAAGGTAACGGATGTATCAGTTGAAGAGAATTCATCGCCTTCAGCTGTTAAAGCAACTGTTGCTTGAGTTCCAAGCTTAGGTGTAAAGATTTTCATTCCTGATGCTGGAAGTGCAGCACGCTCGATTGAATCGATAAATGGGCGTGAGTTGTCGATAATGCCGATAACATCACGTAGATAGTTAGGTGGAACCATACCTGTGTTTTCTGCAACTGTTGCAACTTGTAGTGCTGCGATTAGATCGCGAGCATCTGAGTCGCCGCGTGATGCAGCTAATTGAGCCTTTGCATATTGTCCAGCGGTAACATTTAGGTTAACACGTGGAGATGAATACATAACTGGCGCTGATGCGCTAACAGTTACTTCTGACTTTGCAGCTTCTACCGCTTCGGTAGTTACTGACTCTGAAACGGTTTCGGACACTAGGTCTTCTCCTTCTGGTTTAATATCTGAATCATTTGATTCAGAAACTTCTGTCTCTGTCGCTGCTACTTCTGTAACACGAGCAGAATCAATTGCTGGATCTGTAACTAAACTTGTTTCAATCATTTCAGATGATGAAATAACCATTGAACCTTCGACGTTCTTCCATTCGTTCAACTTAATTCCGACTGAGAAGCCATCGCGCAAACCTTCTGCGGCTTCTAGGAGTGAATCATCACCGGCAATAGTGCCAGCAATTTTGAATGATGCTTCGATACCTGTATCGGTTACTTCATACTTTGTAAGCTTGCCGATTGGTCGAGTGCGATCATGCTCTAAAAGCAATTTTACATTTTTTGGGATTGTTATTGAATCTTTTGCAAAAATTGTTTTGCCAGCAGAAGTAAAGCCCTCTTCATCCCAGGTTACGATGCGCCCTGTGAGTGTTCGGCTTTGTGTATCAGCTGCGGTCAGCGTAATTGGTAGATTTACTTTCATTTAAGTAGATCCTCTTCCTCTCGGATTTCTTCAACGCTCATTGCGCCGATTCTGTTTAGGATTTCGTAAACTTGCGCACGTTCTAGTGGGTTGCCTCGTAGGAACTCATCAAGTCGGAAACGCACAACATTGCCAGCGCCTACAAAGTCTGGTTGGCTTAGGCGCTGTTCAATTGCAAGAAGAATGTTGCGACCGCCGAAGTCAATTAATGAACGGCGCTCATTGATTGCGTTTGAATAGGTCATTGATGTTGATTCGGCGGAAGCAAAGAAGGCTGGGATATTTAAGGCTCTGCAAAGTTCCAGCGCCACATACTGACGGGCTTCATTTAGCTGTAATTTATTAGGATCAATACCCATTGCCTGTAATTCAATATCAGCATTTAAGAATGCAGTGCTGCGGTTTGTTCTAGCAACACGCCATGATTCAAGAAGCTTTGAAATTCTTTCAGAAGTTAAGTTTGTGCCATTAGATTTAAGAACCATCATTGGAACTGGCTCTTTAGCAAATTGTTCTGCCGCATTTTCTAACGCGATGGCAGCCCGGATAGTGCGTCCAGCGCGATTAAGAAATCCTTCATCAAGTCCGTTGAATACAATTAAACTGCCCACGCCAAATGGTGGTGTTTTTATATTATCAACGGAATACCCGATGATTTCAGTTCCAAGAGAATTTAATTCTGGAAGAACACGATCAGGAGAAATGCGTGTCCACTCTTGAATGCGGCCATCCGCATACATTGACATTACAATTCCGTAAGAAACTCCCACAAATAATAAATCTTCTGCAACGTAGCTGTAAACGGCAGAACCAGGAATGCGTGTGTCAGGTTGGTTGATTACTCGATTGGGTTCAACGTGTGATCCTGTTGATTTAACATATTGCTCTAAAGGTAGTGTTGCAAGAGAACATAAAATATTTCTTCCGCGGGCAATTGTTGGAACTGCCATTGCAGAAGCTCTTGATGCGGTTGCGACTGGATATAACCAGTTATTAATTAAACCATTATTAGGCGCAGGATACGCAGCGGCATCTATTGTTACTGGCGCTGGCGCAGTGGTTGGAAGAAAGAAGTCTTTGATTCCCATATAGTGGATAAGTATATCATTATATGAGATTAGCCGATAAAGATGTCCACTTCAGTTTCCGGTCGTGTCGCAAAGTGGGAAACCATAGCCATTGCCACTGCCGCGCAGATTGTGGAATTAGAAACCTTACGGCCTAGATACCAACCGCCATCTTTGAATGGAAGTTTGACGGCTGATAGAACTTGCTTGGTAAATTCTTCTTGGCGTTTATGAATTAGCCGTTCTGAAGTAATCGCAGATTGCATTTCATCACAAGCTTGCCCATATAAGGCCCCATCAATAGGAGTTGTTTGAATTCCGGCTGGAGATAACCTAGCCGCCACTGCTCCGGCGGTCTGTCTGGAATATGCGACTGTTGTAGTTGGATATTTACGAACCCAGACTGCTAGATCATTGGCAAGTGCCTTATCGTCTATTGCTACCGCGTTTTCCCATGTCTGCAATAGAACCACTACGAATTTATCGCCCTTTTGTTGGCCAGCTATTAAAGCTGCTGCCCTGCGGTCTGGCGACAAGTCAATAGCCATCCAGGTTTCTTGATCCTGGTCTAGTTCTGCTGACTCATCGCCACACGCATCCCAGAGTGACGGATTGATAGCTGGGTTTATCTGGGAAACCCATTGACATAAAACTTCTGTTCTAACTATTGATTCTTCATCGTTCAGAATGGCCCGAAGGTTATCTGGATGAACTGTATATCCGAGAGAAGGGTTTGAATATCTAACTGCTTCCCAGAATTCAGGTGTGTCTCCGATTTGAACTTCCATTGGAGCCGACCATTCGAACCAACCTATCGGATCATCACTTCCAGCGGCCGCAGCTAGTCCGCGTTCCCGCATTCTGTTAAGAACTACTGAATGCTGGTCTCCGGCGTTTGAATAAAGAATTGCCATTGGGTTCTTGGAAGCCATCTGGGTAAATCGAAGTGATGCCCAGACTTCCGGGTCTTGATATTCACGAACTTCATCTAAGTGAATTACGTCAGGCGCGGCAATACCACGAGAGGCTGAGTTATTGGCCCGGACTAAATAACGGGCGCCATCGATTAACTTGATTTCCTGCGATCCTTTGGTTTCATACTTCTTGGCGAACATGGCAGCCAATTGTGGATGGTTTTGGATAATCTCATCTATCTTCCAAAAGATTTCAGATGAGGTTGTCAGCTTATGGGCAGTGTGAACTTGTAATTTCTCACCTAATTCGAACATGCCCCACAAGATTCGAAGCGCCAGAAATGTCGATTTTCCTTGTTGCCTGGCTACTAACACGCCGACCTCAGAATGGTACCAACGGCCATCTGGCTTGACCCGGTGCATCTCTATGGCGAGAAGCTTCTGCCAAGGAAGCAATTCGAACCCGATTTTGGCGCAGAAATCTATCATTTCCTGCCCGCGTGAAGGTAAATCGACGGGTTTTGACCGAATACGCGGTTCTGTCGCCCCTAGGTAAGCCCCATCAGGGCTATTTAAGGCTATCTGGTCGAATGTTGTCATGACTTAGGGTATCAGGCCTGATAGTGGGTAATACTGTCGTTTTTGGGGGTAAACAAACCAA